GACAAGATGATTCGCAAGCTAGAGGAAGAAGACACTCTACAGAAGACAAGAGATGACCTGATAGAGTTCTGTAAAAGAATGCAGCCCGACTACAAAGTCGGTAGGCATCACAGGATACTGGCAGATCAGCTTATGGCACTGGAGGATGGGAGTAAGGATAGAGTCTGTGTCAACATCCCACCACGTCATGGTAAGTCGCAGCTTGTAAGTATATTTTATCCTGCTTGGTTTCTTGGGCGCAACCCAGATAAAAAGGTTATGATGGTGTCGCACACCACAGACCTAGCGGTAGACTTCGGACGAAAAGTGAGAAACCTAATCGCTACCGAAGCATATAACGAGATATTTCCAGAAGTTGCCCTTGCTGTAGATAGTAAGTCGGCAGGTAGATGGAACACAAACTTTGGAGGTGAGTATTTTGCGTGTGGTATTGGTTCTGCTCTTGCTGGTAGGGGTGCTGACCTCCTGCTCGTCGACGATCCCCATTCTGAACAAGATGTCATTAACGGAAACTTCTCTGTGTTTGAGAAAGCATATGAATGGTTTACCTTTGGTGCACGTACCCGTCTTATGCCAGGTGGTCGAGTAGCTATTGTACAGACACGTTGGCACATGGATGACCTCACGGGGCGTGTGACCAACGACATGGTGAAAAATGAGATGGCGGATCAGTACGAAATCGTAGAGTTTCCTGCTCTTTTGGACGCTGAAGACGCTGATGGTAAGCCGATTATGAAGCCATTATGGCCTGAGTTCTTTGATTTGGCAGCTTTAGAGCGCACAAAGGCCTCTATGCCTGCATTTCAGTGGAACTCACAGTACCAACAGAAGCCTACAGCCGAAGAAGCGTCGATAGTTAAGCGAGAATGGTGGGGAATATGGCCTCATGATCAACCTCCGCACGTAGAATACGTGATTATGTCGCTTGATGCAGCCGCAGAAAAGCATAATCGCGCCGATTACACCGCATTAACTACGTGGGGCGTGTTTTTTAACGAAGATGAGAACGCTCATCACCTGATTTTGCTAGATTCTATCAAAAAACGGCTAGAATTTCCCGAATTAAAGCAACTTTCCATGGAAGAATACACAAAATGGGAGCCAGATGCGTTTATTGTGGAGAAAAAGTCCGCAGGAACGGCGATTTATCAGGAAATGAGGCGTATGGGACTGCCTGTGCAGGAATATACACCCCACCGAGGCACAGGTGACAAGCTTGCAAGGCTAAATTCTGTAGCAGATATCATTGCATCAGGCATGACGTGGGTTCCGTCTACTCGTTGGGCTGATGAGTTAGTCGAAGAGATAGCGGGATTCCCGTTTATGTCTAACGATGACCTTGTCGACAGCACGGTTATGGCGTTGTTGCGTTTTCGTCAGGGTGGATTTATTCGTCTTCCGACTGATGAGTGGGAGGACGAGGCTCCTTATTATCATAAACGCGAGTACTATTAGCAAATTTTATCGCTATGAGTCTGTCTCTACACAGGACAACAACTTTACCTGTGTTATCGTACACTACCCAACGGCGATGTTTCGTTTCCATTATCTTCAACGCTCTATTTTAATACACACAACCTTAGAGTTCTGGTTTGTGACTAAAACTTTTGCCTCTTTCTGAGATACCTTACAGGCTTCTTCGCTTGAGTAACTTCCCACATGGTAGTGGTCAAAGCTTCCGCTGACTAGCTGTATCCACAATAACACCCACATCTACCACCTGCCTTGCCATTGACCTAAAAGATAGAAAGCAACAAACAAGATGCCTCCACTTACTAGGAATATTACAGCTCCGATAGCAAAATTGATCATGGCATCTATCTGTTCTTGTTTTCTGTACAGTTCTTGCTTTCTTTTTCGACGCATCTGCGCTTCTATAGCTAACACTTCTTTCCAAGCACTAGGCCCATACGTCCAACTGATGTGGTCTTTAATCTCTGCTCGCATCTGCTCCATCTTCTTTTTTTGAGCAAATATCTCCAAAGCAGTCTCTTCGTCAGACCCCTTGAACGTCTTTTTCCAAAACGGAGGATTCTTCTCCCGCTCTTCTAAATTAGTAAAATCAGAGAAAGCCTTACCCCATTGAGAAAGCTGACTCGTCATATCTTGGAAATCTTTACCTGCTCCTATGGCTGCTTTGAGCGCCTTGAAGCTTCCTGTCGCTAGGGCGACACATGAAACTGGATCGATGGCTACACCCCACCTGAACGTCTCCCTGCACTCAGACCTTTTCTGCTAGTTTATCTATCTTTCCTTCTAATCTAACCAGATGGTCTACCACCCTAGACAACTCTGATTGATGATCTTCACGTTTAATATAGCTCTCACGAGTCATGTTTAGCAAGATGTTGAGTCGTTTTAACTCACTATTCATCTGGCTAATCCACCATGCCATAGGTGCTACGATCAACGTAACAACGATATTCCATATCATTGGCATAGAAACTTCCATAGTACATCCTTTTCTTTACAGATTACACATCTTTATGTTACGCTGCAAATATAAAGATGGTTTTATCATTTTTTTGCTCCTCCCAACTAAGGGGTCTTTGCGGCCCCTTTTTCTTGTTGTAGTGTAGGTTGAGGCGTATTCTCCCTTTTTTGCGCTTCCTGGCGGAGCAGATACCCCCACCCAAATCTGCTTCGCCTCTAGACGTGCGGTAGTAATATCTGCTATCATTAGTTTGTGTACACATTTAGGAGACCGTAATGGCAATCGAAAAACAGATGGAGCCATCAGATCTAGACATCGAAGAAACAGATGCAACAGACGTAGAAGTAGAGATAGTAAATCCAGATGCAGTGGCTATTAACACTGAAGACGGAGGAGTGGTCATAGACTTTGAAGGAGATCTCACTGAAAGCATTGTTGGTCCAGATCATGATGCAAACCTAGCTGATTTTATCGATGAAGCTGTATTACAATCAATGGCATCTGAACTTGTGGGAGAATTTAATTCTGATCGTGAGTCTAGAAAAGACTGGGCAAGAGCCTACGTTAAAGGATTGGATCTTCTTGGGATGAAGATAGAAGAACGTAGCCAACCGTGGCAAGGGGCATCTGGTGTGTTCCATCCAGTTCTTACAGAGGCCGTTGTTAGGTTTCAGGCACAGGCAATGGGAGAGTTATTCCCTGCGTCTGGGCCAGTAAGAACCAAGATTATGGGTAAACTAACCCCAGAAAAGACAGATCAGGCTGACAGAATCCAGACAGAGATGAATTATCTTCTGACTGAAGAGATGACGGAATACCGTGATGAGACAGAACAAATGCTTTTCAAGTTACCGCTTGCGGGTTCTGCTTTCAAAAAGGTTTACTACGATCCGTTAGAGGATAGACCTGTAGCTATGTTTGTCCCCGCAGAAGACTTCGTTGCTTCCTATGGCGCGTCAGATCTAGCTTCCTGCCCTAGATATACACACATCATGAAGAAAACAGCCAACGAAATCCTAGAACTACAGGTGGCAGGATTTTATAAAGAGGTAGACCTTCCTGAACCAGAGCCAGACTTTTCAGATATTCAGGAGAAGTATGATGAACTTGATGGTGAGAGCGCAGTCATAGAGGATGATGACCGTCATACTATTCTTGAAATGCATGTTACTATGAACATGCCAGAAGAGTTTGACGATCCAGACGGAATAGCTCGACCTTACGTTATCACGATTGACAAGTCTTCTCGTGAAATACTAGCGATTAGAAGAAATTGGTATGAGAATGACAAAAAGAAAAAGAAACGATTACATTTCGTACATTACAAATATCTACCTGGGTTGGGTTTCTATGGCACAGGTCTTATACATCTCATTGGTGGATTGGCTAAGTCAGCAACGTCAATACTTCGTCAACTTATTGATGCGGGTACATTATCTAATTTGCCTGCGGGTCTTAAAGCTCGCGGTCTCCGCATTAAGGGTGATGACACTCCGCTTATGCCAGGTGAGTTCAGGGACGTGGACGTTCCAGGTGGTGCGATACGGGATTCAATTACGTTCATCCCTTATAAAGAGCCATCGGGAGTGCTCTACTCGTTACTTGGCAATATTGTCGAAGAGGGTCGCAGAATTGGATCAGTAGCCGACATTCAAGTAGGTGATATGAATGCTCAAGCACCTGTGGGCACAACGCTTGCTTTGCTTGAGCGCAGTATGAAAGTTATGTCTGGTGTGCAGGCCCGCATGCATGCAGCCATGAAGAACGAGCTACGTCTACTAGCCCGCATAATACGCGATTACATGCCCGCTGAGTACGCTTACGAAATGGATGGTGACTTTGACAGGCAAAGAGACTTTGATGCACGGGTGGATGTCATACCCGTCTCAGATCCCAATGCTGCTACAATGTCCCAAAGGATTATGCAATATCAGGCGGCGTTACAGCTTTCTCAACAGGCTCCTCAATTGTACGACATGGGGAAACTACATCGTCAGATGTTGGAAGTGTTGGGGATACAGGATGCAAGCGACATCATCAAATTACCTGATGACATAAAGCCAGCCGATCCTGTTACAGAAAACATGATGATGCTTAAACAAGAGCCAACTAAAGCATTTAAGTACCAAGATCATGAAGCACACATTGCTGTGCATATGTCTGCCATACAAGATCCTAAGTTACGAGAAATGGTGGGGCAATCACCGTTTGCACAGGCTATTGGCAATGCAATGGCAGCACATGTTACAGAACACGTTGCATTTCAGTACAGACGCGAAATGGAAAAAATGCTTGGTGTTGAAATGCCAAACGAAGATCAACCACTACCAGATGACGTAGAGGTAGAAATTTCAAGACTTGCAAAAGAAGCAGCAGAAAAACTGTTACAGAAAGATCAGGCAGAGATGCAGCAGAAGCAAGTACAGCAACAACAACAAGATCCTGTTGTACAAATGCAACAAGTCGAACTTCAAATGAAGCAACAAGAGTTACAACATAAAATGCAGATGGACGCAGCTAAATTAAAGTTAGATGCTGAACGCATTGCTGCCGAGAATCAACGTGAGGGTGCACGTCTCGGTGTCAGGCTCGCTACTGATCTAGATAAATCACAACGTGAGGATCAGAAAGAGGGCGCAAAACTGGGGATTGAAATAGCGAAGGAGCTTACAAAAGGGGATGGCTGACACTTACTTCACGCTAATACAGCGTAAGATTGACGAGTACGAAGAAGATATAAAGACATATCTAGCGTCTGGTCAAGCTGAAGACATGGAGAAGTATAATCGTATCGTAGGGCGGTACGAGGCGCTTCAATATGTCAAACAAGATATAAACGATATTGAGAAGAGATATATTGAAGAATAATATTTTTTAATGTAACGTAACACACATAGAGACTTCGTGGGGTGTCCACGCAGGGTGACTGTGAACCTTTAAATCACTGCAAGGTAGTAAAATGTATACAGGAAATAAAGAAACAGAAGAGAAGGTAGCCTCTAAATTACCAGAACCACAAGGATACAAAATCCTAATTGGTGTACCAGAAGTCAGCGATAAAACCGAAGGTGGCGTATTCATGCCAGACGGCTTGAAGGCCGCAGAAGAAACAGCTTCAATTATCGGTTTTGCTATGAAGCTAGGCCCAGACGCCTATGCAGACAAAGACAAATTTCCACATGGCCCGTACTGTAAAGAAGGTGACTTTGTTATCTTTCGTTCTTATTCGGGCACTCGATTTAAGATACATGGAAAAGAGTTTAGACTTATTAATGACGACACTGTGGAGGCAGTGGTTGAAGATCCAAGGGGGTACACAAGAATATGAATCAAGTAGCTGAACAACAAACAGAGTTTGAAGAAGAAACGGTAGCAGAAGCTATTGAGTCTGCAAAAGCTGAAACAGAACAAGAAGACGATGGCTTTGAGATAGAAGTTGTTGATGATACGCCAGAACAGGATAAAGGCAAGCCTCGCCGTGCTGAAAATGCTGAACCACAGGTTCCAAGTGATGATGAAGTGGAGAAGTATAGTGAAGGTGTTCAAAAACGAATTAAACAACTAAAGTTTGAGTTTCATGAAGAACGTCGTCTTAAAGAAGAGGCAGCAAGACTTCAAGATGAAGCACTTAAATACGCAGAACATATAAAACAAGAAAATGATAACCTACGCAAGACATTAGCAGAAGGCGAGGGCGTTCTTGTTAATCAGGCAAAAGGACGTGTTTCTGCTGAGATCGATAAAGCTAAAATTGCCTATAAAACAGCGTATGAAGCAGGTGACTCTGATGCTCTTATAGAAGCACAAGAAAAACTATCTGCGTTACAAGTAGAAAAATCTAAGTATGATGGATACAGGCCAAAACCTGCACCCAAACCAGAAGAACAAGTTTCTGAGCCTGTTTACGAACAACAAACTACGCAACCTCCGAAGCCTAGTGAGATGGGGATGAAGTGGGCAGAAAAGAATACTTGGTTCCAAAATGATCCTGAGATGACAGGGTACGCATTTGGCGTTCACGAAAAACTTATTAAAAGTGGTGTTGCGCCAGACACAGAAGAGTACTATACTAAGATTGATGACGCGGTTCGCCGTGTCTTCCCAGATAAGTTTGACGATGGGCCTATTATTGAGGAATCCGCACCCCAACGTCAAACGGGCAACGTGGTTGCCCCTGCTGCTAGAAGTGGCAAAAAACCACGCAAAGTGCAACTGACCTCAACGCAAGTCTCTCT